ATAGACGAGCCACAAGCTAAAGATGATATTGCAATGTCACTAATAGACTAAGGAGATTGACATGGTTCTAAGCGAAACAGTAAAAGATATGGCAAAAACTTTGATAAAGTTTAAACTCACTAGAAAAGATGAAACATTAAATAATATTGTAGATTGGGTTGATGATTATATAAATGTTGAATACGAATACTATGAAGTTTGTTTAGACTGTGGTGAAGCCGATAGCGCAAACAGTTGTTGTTATGAAGATTAATAGACTAAGGAGAAAATAAAATGAAAATGAGAAAACTACCTTTTAATTGTAAAGTAGGA